ATGTATTGTAAGAGGATACACAATGGGAGAAGGAAGACTTAAAGGTCTTCTTGGATCTTTGAACTGCGAAATTATACAAGACTCAAAGCCTTCCGGAATTTTTACTCAGATAGGAACTGGTCTAACAGATTCTCAAAGAGAAAATTACGTTATATCAGGTCACCCAGAGTATATTCCAATTGGAAGTATTGTATCTTTCAGTTACATGGAAATGACTAAAGATGGAATTCCGAGACATCCAGTTTATCGCGGAATCCGAGACGACATTGCTAAACCAAAAGCTAATGTTCCCGTAAAACAAGTAAAACAAATACTCACTAAAATAATGAACAAACTTGCCACAACAAAGGAACAAAATTGGCAATTTAAGATAAAATACTATAAACAGGCAATTGAAATTTTAAATGATTCAATGACTTTAATAACCGTCGAAGATTACATCAAAGTATTTAGAGAAAACGGGATGCAATTAAAAGATGAAGAAAATTTCAAGGCAAAGAACGGGACATGGAAGAGTACTATTTTACAAAAGATAGATACAATAATAAAAACCGGGGAGGTAGATAACATCTCCGCTGATCTTGAATCAGAAGCAGTTGAAAATTTAACAAAGATTCCAGGTATAGGACCAGCAAAGGCATCTGAATTGTACCGCGAAGAAGAAATCACAAACATTTCTCAATTAAGAGAAGCTTATTCTATACATAAAAAGATTATAAATGATAAGCAAGCGATTGGATTGCGACATTATGACGATCTACAGAAAAGAATTTCTAGATTAGAAATGGATGAATGGAAAGACATACTCGAGGATACATTCAATGAAACTCTCGTCGAATTAAAAGAAACTGGCAAATTGGTAATAACAGGGTCTTACCGCAGAGAAAAACAAGACTCGGGAGACATAGATGCATTAATTACAACTAATGTTCACAATAAAGATCTTATGAATACATTTTATAATAACTTAATTAAGAAAAATATAATATCACCTGAAAATGTTTTATCAAAAGGTCCTATTAAAATAATGGCTGTTTCAAGTATAGACGAAATATACAGACACCTTGATATTTTTTATTACACCTCAGATGTTTATCCATTTGCGCTTCTTTTTACTACAGGATCTAAAGATTTGAATACAACTATGCGATCACATGCCCTTAAAATGGGATATTCATTAAACGAAAGAAACTTAACTCATGGATCTCCCGGTGGCTCGCCCGTTACAGACCAGGAATATCTCACTGTTATAGAAAAACAGAAACCCGAAACAGAGAAAGATATTTTTGATTTCCTAAAATTTAAGTATCTTTCGCCAAAAGATAGATAATAAAATGTTTGTTATTAATAAATGAGTTGTTATTCATATAAAACTATAAATGAAACTAATAATCCAATTCTTAAGAATGTTGACATTACTATAATTTTAATAATGGAAAATTCAAACAGGTTTAAACCAGATCCCTTTTTATTAAATTTAAGTAAAAAAACTGTAATTCAGTATAACAAAGGCTTTAGAGCCTGTAAAAAACCATCTATAATAGTAAAAACAAATAATGACATTGTCCACGCTTATTATACTGCATTTGATTACACAAAAGAATATAATAATGTATTGATCTTAGAAGAAGACGCAGAAGTTTTATATTACACGCGGTATCACTATGAATTTGTAGACAATTACATTTCCGGAGATTTTAAAGTTTTTTCTTTCGCCACTTACGGTGTATTTACAAAATTGAACGACGTATTTTACAGTGTAGATGTGGCACATGGCGCTCAGGCACAGATTTTTAGCAAAAATGAACGTCTTAAAATTATGCACAATATGGAAAACAGTAATTTTATAGGAGAAATAGACTCAACTTATTTAAAAGATAACGTAGTTGTTTATAAACATCCTTTAATAGTTCAATTATTTCCTAATACAGAAAATTTTAACAACTGGAGTGGTAATAAATATATAAATAGACTTGGAATTAATATAGCAGATCTAGATAAAAATAAATCAGGATGGGAGACTATTTATTTGATAAGTAAAATAAGAGGACAAATTAATTTTAATAGGGTATTAATTGCATTTATTTCAAGCCTGTTTGTATTATTTATTTACAGAAAAAAATCAATATTAAAATAAAATGTATTATAATTATAATATATATAATGGAATTGTTACGAGATTCTAAAGTTCAACAACAGTTTCAAAAACTAGTAACAAAATTTCTTTCTAAAAATGAAAATTATGATATGTCTAAATTTATAGGAGGACTTCCTATTACATTAGAGAAAAAAGATGTGTCGCAACTAATGACAAATGGAAAAAGTAAATACACTGTAACACAAAAAGTAGATGGAACAAGAGTTTTGATGTATATAGGGCCCGATTCTGAAACTGCTTCAGTTAAGCAGAGGACTGTGTGTTTCGTTGATAGAAATATGAAAATTTACACCGTAAGAAACGACACGCGAGACATACTTCCGTATGTAAATTCAAGAGAAATGTTAATCGACGGAGAGTTGGTTTTCTTTGACCAAGAAGGGTATTCTCACAAAGAATTAGAATCCAGATACGTAAAAGGTGTTTCTTTTATGGCTTTTGATATCTTATTCGGACCAGAAAATATAGATGTCTCGACTGACGATACAAAAATAATGGGACAAGAATTTTCTATGATGGTACCAGAAGATGGTAAACTTAAAACCTTTCCGTGGACTTACATTAATAGATATGATATTTTACATAAACTAATAATTCCATCTAAATTTAATAAATCAGAGCCCGTTCTTACAGAAGCTTTTAAGTCTGTTAACTGGTTTAACATAGAACTTAAACCTATTTATTTTCTAGAAAGTTTAAAAAGTCACCGAGTTCTTTACAATGAATCTAGGACTGGTTATTTACAGACTCTCCTATCATCTAATCGTAAAGACTTTTATAATTTTCTGATGTCAAATTATAAAAAACAGATAAACACTTTTATAAAAAGAACCATAAAACTAGACGGTTTGATTTTCACGGCATCCGATACTCTTTATACAATTGGAACTTGGAATAAGATGTTAACTACTCAATATAAATGGAAACCGGTTAATGAACAAACTGTAGATTTACTTGTTAGAAAAGTAAACGAAACCAAGGCCGCGCTTTTCGTGTCTAAAGGGGGAAATATAGAACCTTATCAAATGAATTATAAACAGGTGATAGTGGATACTCCTGCTAGTATAAAAGATAATGATGTTGCAGAATTTACAATAGATAATTCAGGGGTTTTTGTTTTTAAAGAATTGAGAAAGGACAAAAAATTTCCAAATGCTTTAAAAACCGTATTGAATGTCATAAATAGTTTTAAAAACCCAGTAAATATCAACGATCTGTATTATTTTTTAAATCTATCAGAGAATTCTACAAAATCAGAGATTAAAAAGGTATTAGAATATTCTAATAAAACAAAACTGTTACAATGTGTCGCAAATTATAAAACTATAAATCTTCTACAACCTAAACAGGTGGTTGCAATAAACGATATGATTAAAAACGTTAATTTAAATAATGAAATAGAAGTAGAATTGCGTTTTGGAGTTATAAAACAACGTTTTAATCCCAAAATTTCAAAACAAGCTTTTCTAGACATCTTAAGAAAAGTAGAAACTTATAAATTTGCCAAAAGTGTAGATGATTTTATAGACATATACGCAGAAAACGTTAGAACTAGATACATTTTCTCTAAAGATTTTGGAAAATACATTTTATTAGAGTCTATTGTTAAAAATAGAATATCGAATGTAGACATCTCTATGCAAGAAGTAATAAATTTTGATGTTCGGGTTGCAATGTCATCGGAAGTAAAGGTTAAAAAATATAATACAGAAGGTGATACATTCAGAAAATATCGTGTATCTTATACAGAACCAAGTGAACTTTTTAGAATAGATTTTACTGCTATAACAGAAGGTGTATATTCCGATAGAAACTTTACAATGAACAGGGATTCTATCGAATCATTTCAAATAGAAGTTGAATTTTTGAAAAGTGACATTAATGTTAATAATTTGTTTAAATTTATAACAAATATGTTAAGCAATTGATAATAGACCATCTAAAAACGTATATGTGTCGTTTTCAGTATCCCATTCGTCTGGACTATTAAAAAATATATATTCTAAA